CGTGGTACCAGTAAGTGCCGTCTGTCTGGATAATGTCTCCACCGATAGCCTTCGGAGCTTTAGTAGGAGTAGTGCCTACTGCGGCTAGGGCATAGAGAGAGAAGGTGGAGTATTGCACCCAAGAACCGCTATCAGGGCTAATAGTTAAATTAGTTATTGGCGAACCTGAACCTGATACTGACCAAAGACCAGCGCCAAGAATTGAGTAAGCCGCCGTTGTATTTGATTCTTGAACAGAGTCATAAGAATAAGACTTGTAATTTGTTGATGTGTAGTTAGGAATGTAAACCTCAGAGTTGGCAAAAGTATAATTAGTTGCCGTTGAAGCATCAGCCGCACCTAGATAATTAGCTGGCGAATTGCCACTTACGGCAGAGCTTCCAGTTCCTTCTAGGTAAATCGTGCTAAATGATGAGGTTGAGCCGTTAAGCGATAAACGAAGGTCAGCATTTGTAGATGCTTTAGTTCCACGCGTGGACATGACAACCTTCAAATCCGTATAACCAGTCTGAGGTATGTTGTTGAAGGTGACGCTAGAAGCGCCAGCCAATCCTACGGTGATTCTTTCTAATAAAACATAATTTGCAGCCATTGTCGCCTCCTACTTAGCGTAACGCAAAACGATTAGTCCGGAACCACCATTACCGCCAGCAGTTTGTGTGCTTGTGCCAGAGCCGTTACCGCCACCGCCACCTCCGCCAGAACCAGTATTAGGTACGCCAGCACTTGCCGCTGAGCCAGTTGAGATTGAGCCGTTGCCGCCTCCACCTAATCCACCAGTTGCGATTGTTCCATTAGAGTTGTTACCACCAGCTCCACCGCCAGCGATGTAACCATTTACTCCGTAACCAGCGGCTTGCACAAGTGCAGCCAATGTTCCCCAGTTGGTAACGGTGTTTGTTCCATTACCGCCAGAACCACCAGAAGAACCTGAACCAGCTCCACCAGCAACGGCAAATCCACCACCACCACCTGCGCCTGTTGCAGGGCCAGATGAAGATGCAGAACCACCATTAGAACCTTGCGAGCCAGTACCTACCGCAGCGCTGCTATTACCAGCCGCACCACCACCTGAACCGCCGTTTTGTCCCGCCAAGAATGTTGTACCAGAGCCATTACCACCACCTGCTCCGCCGCCAACTGCGGCGGTAAGAGATAGCGAGCCACCAGTCACATTAGAGTTGCCACCGTTTGTTGCATTAGAAGCATTACCGCCAGCTCCGCCAGCGCCAACTGTGCAAGTATAACCAGTACCAGAAGCAAGAGATACTGCCGCGTTAGCTAATACGCCACCTGCTCCGCCACCGCCTCCTGTCCAATAACCTCCACCTCCACCACCCGCAACAACCAAAATATCAGCCGTCAATGCGCGGGAAGGAGTGAATGTGCCTGATGATCCAAACGCGTGATAGTAATAAGTCGAGTCTTGGGTGATAATTCCACCAGTAGCGTAAGCGCCAATGTCAGCGTTAGCTATGCCGTAAAGGGTGAAGGTAGAGCCAGCCGTAAAGTTAATTCCGCTTTGCATACCTATTGTTACAGAAGTAATAGCGTTTATATTGCGCCAAGTTCCTACAAATGCGTCAACCTCACCGCCAGCGTATCCACTTTTTACAAGGTAAGTCTTGTAAGTAGTTGAATTTGAGTAATTCATAATATGGAATTGTGCATACGATGAAAGACTTGTTGCTGGGCCTACGCCATACAAGCCAACAAAGTTTCCTGCATAAGCCGCATTAGATGTTCGTGCGCTTGATGCGGAACTTCCGTTGCCATACAAAAATGTTCCAGAATATGTGCTATTTGTAGTATCGCCGTTTACGGCAAAGATAAGCGATTGAGCAGAAGCAGCGCCAAAGTTAGCTTCAATAAATAAATCTGTATAAGTCTGAGGAATTGTGCCGCCCACGCCAAAAGTAATAGACGATTGTGAGCCTGTTGCAGTTGCCGAAGCAATCGCCACCATAGTATTAGTTGTCATAATGCCCGCCTTACTTTATGCCGTATAGAGCAAAGTTAGAATACTGTGCAAAGTTTGCAGAACTTGCTGGATAAATAGTAATTGAGTTAATGGCGGCAGTATTCAACCAAGCTGACGAAGCAAAGTTAATTTGTCCAGCGCCGTTCAAATCATAAGCACCCATAGAGCGAGTAACTTTGTTTTTATTAGTATTTGCATAATCAAGAATATCTACAACTGCGCCAGCAAATATATTGGCGGTTGCGCTTGCATCAACTTCAAGACCAAACCAAGCACCAGTACGCCCTGTGTATCCATCGGCAGACGCACTAGAACCATCGCCAATCAAACGGTGAAGGGTGTAGTTTGAACCTAAATCGGAATTGAAATTCATATTAGTTCCGTTAGCAGTTGCCGATGCAGTTCCGCGATAATTAGCTCTAATCTGCAAATGCGTATAAGTCTGCGGAATAGCCGAGAAGGTAATAGACGATTGCCCGCCAGCTCCAACCGTCACACTTCCTAGCGCGTCAAATGCACCTGTAGGGCCAGCGTAGAGATGGCCTGAGATTTGAGAGGCGAGGATGCCATTGAGCAGGAATGGTGTTGGCATGATTAGGCAATATCACCAAGAACGGTAAAGGTGTTGCTTCCGGTGCAGAGAACAGAAGCCGCCGAGTATTGTGCGCGAAGTTTAGGAGCTGCTGCCGTTGCACCTGTTGAGGTGATGGTTACGCCCGATCCTGCGGCGAAGGTGACCTGTCCTGTGTTGATTTGCTGAACATCAATAACCTGACCAGTTGTAAAAACTGATGGCGGAACGGTGAGAGTAATGCCGCCTGTGTTGGACAAAGTAACAAGCGCGCCGACATCGCCAATCGCCAAGGTGTATGAAGTACCTGTCTGTGCGTTAAAGGTCAAAGCAGGTGCAGCGCCGAAAGCATAGGCAAGTGAAGTCCACGCAGTTGAGCCATCGCCAATCTTGAACTTCTTGGTGTCAGTCTCATAGCCAATTTCGCCAGCAGCTAGGGTTGGATTGTTAGATGTCCAGTTAGCAGCGGTATCACGGCGTTGTTGTAGGCGTGTTGTCATTGATTTCTCCTAAGTTAGAAACTGACCGTTGAAGCACCAGCGTCAATGGTGTAAGTCCAAGTTGATGTTCCAGCACTTGCAGTTGCGTCATAAATTACATCGGGGTTAAATGCAGAAGCTCCGCCGTCAATGTATTCAACGATAAATGTCGCGCCCGATGCACCAGTCGTTCCTTGGATCGCCAAGCCCTGTGTGCCTTGCAGACCAGTCGTACCTTGGATTCCCTGACTACCAGTTGACCCTTGGATACCGTTCGTTCCAGTAGTTCCCTGCGCACCAGTCGCGCCTTGCGTTCCAATTAATCCTTGAGTTCCTGTTGTTCCCTGTGCGCCGACAGTTCCTTGAGAACCTGTCATGCCTTGAGCGCCAGTTAAGCCTTGGCTACCAGTTGTTCCTTGTGATCCGTTAGAACCGCTAGTGCCAGTCGTACCTTGTGAGCCAGTCGAACCTGTTGCGCCGACTGCGCCTTGAGTTCCTGTCGTACCTTGCACACCGTTAGTTCCGCTTGTACCTTGCGCGCCGTTAGAACCAGCCGTTCCTTGAGCGCCAGTTGTGCCTTGCGTTCCGTTAGTACCCGAAGCACCTTGAATACCAGTTGTTCCTTGCAGACCTTGAGTACCAGCGCCAGTTGCGCCTTGTGTACCTTGAACACCCTGCGAACCAACTGCCGAGGTCTGAGTAAAGAGAATTGCATCTGTGCCGATGATGATTGAGCCGTCAGTATATGAACCGACATTGTATTGAATCCATGAAGTTGCAGAGTTGGCAGTTCCCGATGTGACATAGAGATAATCGCCGGGTTCTACTTGACTCATCACATGGTCGTCATAGTCTGTTGCGCGAGTCAATACCCATGCGCTACCAGCAGGGTTGTTCTTACCAAAAGCGGTGACGGTGTAAATACCGTTTTGCGTGCCGTCAGTTTGATTCTTAACGAGTACGCGCTGACCGTTAGCAGTAAAGGTGTGACCGTCAATAACAAGAACGGCGTTCGATGATGCGGTGAGCTTTGCGCCAACACCATAACCACCGTTAGCGTCCAGCGTTCCCGGTGTGTAAGTAGGCGTGTTAGGAAGTACGGCGGCAGTTGCGTAGATAGCAGCAGCGTGAGCGTTAGCGGTTGATGTGCCGCCAACAAGTCCTTGAACGCCTTGAATACCTTGCGTTCCTTGCGCGCCGACAGTTCCTTGAATACCGGTCAAACCCTGTGTGCCTGTCGCGCCTTGTGATCCAGTAATACCCTGAATACCTTGCGAGCCAGTCGAGCCAGTTGCACCAGTTGAACCCTGTGTACCAGTAGCACCTTGGATTCCGTTTGTGCCTTGGATTCCCTGTGCGCCTGTAAAACCTTGAGTGCCTTGGCGACCTTGAACACCCTGAACGCCTTGGATACCAGTAATACCCTGAGAGCCAGTTGCGCCCTGTGTTCCTAAAGTTCCTTGTGTGCCAGTTGCACCCTGCGTACCTGTTGTGCCTTGCGCACCAGTCATTCCCTGCAAGCCAAGCAAACCCTGAATACCTTGCGTTCCTTGAACGCCTTGTATTCCCTGAGTTCCCTGATTGCCTTGAGTTCCTTGATTGCCTTGGATGCCCTGAGTTCCCTGCACACCCTGAATACCTTGTGTGCCTTGAGTTCCCTGAATACCTGTTGTGCCTTGATTGCCCTGCGTACCCTGTGTTCCCTGTACGCCCTGAGTTCCCTGTACGCCTTGTAATCCTTGCGTACCCTGAACACCTTGCAGGCCGTTGATACCAGCAGCAGCAACGGTGATGATAGGAGTTATGGCTTGAACATTGATGATATCACTCAACGCGACACCTCAGCATCAACCTGAACAATGCCACGACCAAGATAAAGATTTCCTGTCGAGCCTTGAAGAACTAAATCCCATTCGTATTTGCCCGGTGCAACAGTTACGGCAGTAGCAATCTGCACTTGTGGCGCAGTTGCAGGTGTGAAAGTAATTCCGTTACCAGTCGTCAATGAAAGCGCAGTTGTCTTAGCGAGCGCCGATGTACGGAACTGCAAGATAGGTGTGTAACCTGTTAAGTTAATTGTCGCGCCTGTTGCATCGGTGTAGCTAAATCCAATAGTCCAGTTCTGATTCTGGCGGAGAGTCAGGTTAAGCGGATCAGGCGTTTGGCTGAGCGACTGTGCTGGCATGGGAATCTCCTATAACTGAACCGCAACGAGGACATACACGGCTGGACTTGGGGGCTGGCATCTTGCAATTTGGGCAGAACACCGCCATTGCTGCCAATGCGGTCATTGTTGCCGAGCCTTCACTCAATTCTGTAAGCGCCCACACTAGGGCATCCATGCGGTCAGGAGATTTCAGACTTACGCCCGGCTCCCACTCGCACATTTCTGTTTCTAAATCTGCAAAGTATCCGACATGGTGAACTCTGCCTTGTTCGTAAAGTGAGGCGATAGGTTCTGCGCGAACTGCTTTGCCGCGAGTAGCCGTCACTTTCTTAACTGGCACATTCGGATTAACTTGTTGCAAAAGATGAACTACCAAATCGCCGCCGTTATTCGTTTCTGCGATGATGCGGTCTGCTTTATGTAGTTCAAAGGCGTTGATTGCTTTTCTTGCCCAAGCATCGGGGCTGGCTTTAAGAGTGTCGTCTGCCAAGATGTAATAGTGACCGTCTGCCGTCATTCCTGCGGTGACGATACCGGTGGAGTCTGAGTCATCGCCTGAAGTAACGGCGGGGTCAATTCCTACGACAATGCGCATAAGTGGCGGAACTGTTGTCACGCGAGTTTCGTCAATTTGAGCGCGTTGCCAGAGAGCGCCGGGATTGTCGTCAAGGATTGCGCCGTACAGTTCTTGCTGACCTAAACGAGTGCCAGCGTAGCGATTCTGCATTTCCAACAAAGCCGTCTGCGACAGGTTCTCGGCGTTGTCGAATGTTGATCCGCGTGTGACTATCGTGGTGTCGCGGGCGATAAGGTCTTTAACAAGCTTTGTCGGGCGCGGGGTTGTCGTGACGATGACCTGTGGATGTTCGCCGAGGCGTAAGCCAAACTGGAGCTGATTCCACGCATCTTCATACTGCCAAGCAGCTAATTCGTCACACCAAGCGCCATGATGTTGCGGGCCACGAAGTCTGTCGGGTTCTTCTGCCGAGAATAGCTTGATACGCGATCCGTTGGTGAGGATTACTTCACCGAGCGACCTATTCCATGTTTCAAGCGCACCATACTCCCGCAAGATAGGGAGTAAACCCGATTCACCTTCGATACAGGTGTCGCGGGCATCAGAGTAAGTTCTTGCGACTACTGCCCAACGAGTGCCGGGTTGTAATACTGCTTTCGCGGCGATTGTTTCAGCGCCAATACGAGTCTTGCCAAAGCCACGACCAGCTAAAACTAGCCAAGTCGCCCAATCACCTTCAGGCGGGAGTTGGTTCGGTCTCGCTAGGCCCTTGTTCGGATGAAACCACTTCAGGTATCTCAACGCGGCTAGGGCGGGATTCGAGTTCTGAGCTAAGTCGCTTGATTGCCTCATCAATAGTCTCCCCATTGCCAACTACGGCAGTACGACTCGTAGCGTTGCCTTCTAGGAGTTCGGTCTTGTCAATTAGGATGCCAAGAGTGATGGCGGCTTCGCGAGCTTTCAAGTCCTCAACGATGCCGTCTAAATGGCGTAGAACCTTATTGCGTAAAGTCTTAAGTTCGGCGATAAATGTCTCGCGGGTTTCAGGCAGTATCTCAGCCGTAGCAACTGCCATGTCGCTTTTATGTGTAACATTTTCGTTACACCAACGGTAGAGGGTTTGGCGAGGTATGCCTAGTTGCTCTGCGGTCGCTTCCATGTTGCCGCCATTAGCTTCAAGGGTCACTAAAGCCTCAGCGCGTTGTTCAGGAGTGTAAGCCATGTTTTTATCTTACAGGATTTGATAAAGCTATGCGGGCATCAAGCAGATCATCAACGCTGGAAAGATAAAATTGCTTCTGTTGATAGGTCAGCCGATTGCCATAACGGTCTTGTAACTTATCCCTCAGATGTGCAAGGGCTTCGTCTATTTCGGCGATTGTGACTTCTTCTAGGGTTATTTGCATGGCTCTCTCGTTACACGCCACCCAATTATAGATAATATAACTGAAAAGGAAAGCAAATGCAAATTACTTACGAAGGATATGCACACGCGGTTTAGACTTTCTGCGCTTGTCGTATGCCGCCTGTAACTTATCCAAGTCGTACTGACCATCCACGCACTCTATCTTATCTTCCATGATCCAGTTGTAAACGGTGCGGTTGGTGACTTTGTAGATAAGGCTGGCTTGAATGATATTAACTTTGGGCATCAAGCATTTTTCCTAGCAGTCGCCATTGGTGGGATTCCCATACCGTTCCGCATCGCCGGCACTTAATCTCTGAAGTGCGCTCTAGTTGAGTCGGGTCAATCTTGAGTTTAGTACCGCAGACTTCATCCTCTTTATTTATCGTGGGGCATTTGCCAATAATGATTTCGTCAGACTTTTTGCCGAGGATAAACATAATCTTGTTATGCGTAGAGATAATAACGGTGGCAAGGTCAACGGCTTCGTTGTAGTTCTTGTATGCCCAATCCCCGCGTTTGGATATGTATTCGCAGGTCATGGTGATTTTATTTATCTCTTGCCCGCGAAAGGTAATGCGCGTTTCGGATCGTGCTTCGCGCATCATGGCTTCGTGGCGCATAAGCGGAGTGCTGATACCGCCTGAGCGCATATTCAGGGTTTCAATACGGACAGGAAGCGGTGGAGTCTTACTTCCGGATACTCTCTCACCGCTTCGCCCGCTACTCGGAATCAACTCGCGTTCTAAGTCGTAATATAAATCAGGAAACTTCACCAACCGCGACATGGCAAATTGCCAGCATGACGGACAAATATCATGCTGGCTATCCCTGCGGCAGTTGGCACATTTCATTTCTCGCGCTTTGCCTTAAACGCCAAAACATCAGCGCGATTGTAATAGACCCTCTTGCCTTTTTTCTCTACCCAAGTTAACTGCTTACGATTTTGTAGTTGGTGCAGGTTGTTATGGGTAATGACAAGAAGCTCGCAGACTTCATCGCTTGTCATTAGTTCCAAGAGCTACCCCACTCAGGCTCATCGTTCTTAGGCTTTGAGAACTGTGACTTATTGGCAGACTTCAACACAATCGTAATGTCGTCAGCCTTGATTTCTAAACCTTGCTTCTGCGAGCCGTCTTTGGCTTGATAGGAGCTAACCTTGAGCGTTCCGACAACCTTTACGCGCTCGCCCTTGCGAACGGCATCGGTAACGAGTTCTGCTTGCTTGCCGAGGATAGAAGTGCGAAACCAAACCGTCTCGCCGTCAACCCAATCCTGACCCTTCTTCTCGCGTGGTGTGTACGCAAGCGAAAAAGACGCAACGCCAAACGACCCATTCTTGCCTTCAAAGAACTTAATCTCTGGATCAGTTCCTACATTTCCTACAACTTCAATGCGAGCCATCCTGCTATTCCAATCGTTCGTAGTTACCTTCGTTGTCTAATCTTACAACCTCAGCGCCGTGTAGGTGCATGGGGTAGTCGGCAGGATCGGCCCACGAAGGAACCATCCAGCCTTTCACCGTAGCCCGCGCCGGGTTTAGGTGAATGCTATCTGTGCCGAGGTTATGGCACTTGTGATGAACGGCGATTAGGTTGCTTACTTCATCTTTTCCGCCGCGAGACTTGAGCTTGCGATGATGTAGGGCAAAGTCGTCACCCGTACCACCACACATTTCGCAATATCCTTTTGCGCGAGCCAATACAGTCTCGGCTATTTTCTTATCCACGCTTCTGCTCAACAATCAAGAAAGGCGGTGCGGTATATGGGTCTTTCTCGGAAGCAATCGTAAGAGCTTTCTTAATACTCGCACCTTGCTTAAGCGCTCCAATAGCAAGGCTACTGCCACTACCAATCCCATAAATACCATCGGAATCAAGGCAAATAGCGAAATCATCAGCAATATCAAATACTTCACCGTGAACTGCAACCAAGAACGCAAATCGTGTGTCTTCATCTTTGTCATCTTCCAGCTTGAGGTCGTTGTCTTTAAAGCATTGCTTAAGCGCCGGAATGAACTTAGAAATCATGAAGTGATACAAGTCTTTCTTATCAGTTTCGGTTGGCTTAGGTGGGTTAAATATGTGTTGTGCTACATCACAATACGAACTAAGACCAGCACCGGCAATAAGGAATTGCCCGCGTTCGGTTATCTTGACCATCTTGGGGTGGGTGTATTTGCGAGTTGCGGTGACCAATGAATCCGATCCGATGACTACCTTGTCGGCGTACTGCCTCGCTACGATGGTCGTCATGGGGAAAGGTTACACCATTGTCATTTGTAGCTACATTGTGGCTACAAATAAGTAACCCCCTTGGTGCGCATCGTTGAGAGGCGTAGGGGGTGTTGTGTTCTTAGAATAGCAGAAACCCCGGCTATTTGGTCTATTCGGTACGCCTAACGCCTAAGCCGAATTTCAGGGATAGTTCCGGGGTGTCGCACTTAACTATCGAAATAATTAAGGATGTGTTTTAAGAATAGCACAAAGCCCCACACCCTTGAGAAATGTGGGGCTCAGGCGATGAACGCGAGCGCAATCAACTGGAGGTAATCATGCGCTCAAGCGTTCATTCTTCACGGGTAGGGAACGGCCTTCCCGTGAAATCTAGCGACTCACGCCCGTAGGCGCGGTCTGGGTTGTCATCCTCAATACCAGTAATGGCGATTCCAGAAGCGAAGCGCGTTGCAGGGAGTTTCATATCGGTCACGGATATATCGTAGCCCGACATTTACTTGCTGGCTAACACTTGCTAATGGCGAGAGTCCAATTCGCTGAGGTATGCCCCCGGCGTGATAGGAAACTGTCAACCCATTCACCACTAGCTTGACGGGAGTAGCGTTGTAGGCGTTTGGTCGCCAGTTGCTCTCGTTAGTCCAGACGGTGACTAGGCATCTCCATTGGTAGGTGGAGTTCCATCCGTATTTATGAAGTTGTGAGTGTGCGTAGGCTTTTGCCGCCGCTGGTGTGCGCTCTATCGCATCCGTAAATGCTTTAGGGCTTTGCGCCACCGATGGACTTGCAAACCCGATCCCAACCGCAAGCGCGGCGACTACAAGGAAACGAGTCTTGAACTTCAGCGCGAACCAATCGCCGCCTGTTCCATAGCGTTCATCGTGTGCCTCCGTTGTTAAGTGCGTTCATTTCTGAACCTCCTTAGTCGGTTGTGGGTTAATTATAGTGCATACAGAGCAGGTTTTACCCAAGACCATCCATTCTCCACACCCCTTGCATCGGGCAATATTCCAGTCGTTCATGGCTGACCGTGTTTGGCGTACCCGGCGATGTCGAGCCAAGAATCCGCAAGGTCGGGATTAACTGAGATGCGTTGAAGCTTGAGAGCAATCATCATTTGGGCCACTTGATAAGGCGCTAGTGAATAAGGCAGGTCAAGTATGACCCCCCACATAATTCCTATCTTGCGAAAGTTCTCTGTCGGATCGCCGTACTGCTCTTGGCGCTCGCTAAGGATGTCGTTGAGCTCCATTAGCGTTGCCAACCAATATAGAAAATCAGAAAGTCAATATCCACGCCGTACCTGTCAATACTGATACCTAGACCGAACCTTTTGCTATATCCCCAATGCATCCAACCTTTACGCAAATGGATTTCTCTATGCACTTGCCTTCTCCAGTTCTGTTTCGATGTTTTGTTTAACAACACAATTTTTGCAAACATAAACCCTAAAGCCCATATATAAACCTTTATATAATTTTTTATTGGCGGCTGAGCAGAAACCACATTGAGCCACTACTTGACCCACTTACGCTTGGCTGCAAAATATCCGTAGATTCCAAACGCAATGCCTACGGTGTTAATAAAAGCAATCCAGATAAGTGCGAGCTTTGTAATCATGCCAGCTCCACCGTTCTATCCATTTTACACACCGGGCATTCCCAAGTGTAAACGCCATCAACAACTAAAACGCTCTGCTCGTCATAATCTTTCTCGCATTGACGGCAATGAATGTGAACCTGATCCCAATAGCTACCGTATTTCACTTTGACCCTCCCCAACCGCCCCCACGAAATATCGCCGGCGTTGCTTGAAAGACTTTTGACATAGGTTTTTTACACTCAGGGCAATCAGGCGCGTTGTCCTCGTAAAACCCTTGGTGCAGTTCCATAAACGCTTTACATTTATTACATCGGTATTGGTAAGTTGGCATTAGAACAATCCAATCTGACCGTACTGAGCTGATACCCAGACGATGCACTCGTTACCGTTGGCGTTCTTGCGTAGCTTGCCTGACTCGTAAATCAAGCCGTCTTTGAGAAGGCTAAGGCGAGTTGGGCGCAAGGTGTCGCCTGACATACGAAGCGCGGCTTGAATCTCTTGATCCGTAGCGCCGTTCTCCATTTGGTCAATAATGAACTGGTTGATTTTTGCCCGGTTAGACCCCATGCGAGGTTCGGCTTTAATTTTCGCGGCTATTGATGTCTGACGCATCTTCATCCTCCACATCGCAAGGGTTAATCCAACGACCGTGTTTCATGGCAAAAGCGACATCCCCGGCGGTTCCCGCATCCCAAGTATCGCAACCGATACAAGTTTTACCGTTAAGCAACTCAGCACCTTGACCGCATTGCTGACAAATTCCTAAACTCATTTGGGCAACCCCTGTTTCACAATAGCAATCGCGGCGTTCTTGGTGCGCTTGCTCGCGGCATACCAGTCTGAGGAAATATCGGTAGGTGTCTCTAGCGCCTCAAGCTCTTTAGCAATCAGCTCGCGCAACTCTTGTTCGTTCACTTTTTCTCCCCCAACGCAATCTGGGCGCAAGCGTCTTGAACCATCAGCGCGACATTCTCAATACCGAGCTTAACGATGCGTTTACGATCCGTGACGAGCGGTAGGGCGCAAATCTGCTCATATATGCCAAGGCGAATCTGAGCTTCTAGGGTTGAGATAACTTGCTTGGCAAGCTCCTGCCCCTCCGGGGTATCAAGAATTAACTGACCATTCTTGACATTCCAATGGTTCTCTTTGCAAACGAGTTTCATTTGGTCAGCCTTTCCTCAATATCAAACACGATGGATAGAAATACAACAACAAGCGCTGGCAATCCTACTAGCAATAAAAGCTCAATCATTCTCCCAAGCCTCCGATTCGTAGTTGGTTAGAATCACATATTCAAGCGTTGCGCTATCAAATACGGTCTGCGACTCGTACCCGCGAGACGACAGGAATTGTTGGCAGACAAGGATGTTGAGCCAATTAGGTTCGCACCAATACGCCATTTTCCAAGTGAAAAGCGGTTGCTCATCAAAACGATTGACTTGTTTTGCCCAATCCTTACCCCATTGCATGGAGGTATTGTGAAGGCGGTCGAAGTCCGAATCCGTAATCGTTACGGTAAATGTAGCCGATGCCATTATGCAACCTCAATCTGATTAAGGTTGAATGAGCAGAAATGTTGTCCAGCCTCAAACCACACATCAGCTTTGCCGAGCTTTGTATTGACTGAATCAAGGATTCCGTACTCAACACCTGCAAGCGATGTAACTTTTACAGTTTGTCCGATTTGCATTTTGTTCTCCAGTTCTACCCCGCCGTTCGGGGCTTATGGGTAAAACATACGCCCGATCCGCTAGGCAATCAAGCATTTTTGGGTGTGTTTTAGGTCACAAACAATCAAAAGCGTCTGAGATGGTGATGTCCACGCCCGGCGTGTCGGAATATAGCTTTTGGGCAATTATTGAGATGACCTGACTGTCGTCTATGTAGGCTACTTTAGACAATGAGTCTAATACGGCTCGGATATACTTATCGAGGTCGGGCGCAACTGTCGGAAATGTCCGTTTTACCGATTTTGGCTTGACAACTCGAAAAGTCATAGAAATTTCAATGGGTGAGTCAATGGGGGTGCAACCCGCCTTCCGAGCGCACTCCGCTATCCATGCGCGCCACTCCATAAGCTCGGCTGACTTATTGTGAACTATGTGACCGTTGAAAGCCCGCATACTTCCTTGAGGTCTAGGGATTCCCTGTACCTCAAACTGGATCATAATTCGATGGTGACTTGTTCCCCGGTGGCTACCAAGTGGCACTTCTGATTGCCGAATGAATCCCGAAGTCGAAAATCCCGACCGTTGATTTCATCCTCAATCGAAGTCACTCCATAGCGGGTTGCGCCAAGAACCAGCACATCCCCAACTTCTACCTGCTCTACTGCTACCAAATGAATGAGTTTCATTTGTTCCCCCTTTCGGTGTTCCAGTATGACATAAATTACTTACTTACGGCAAATCGGTCAAACGGTTCAAAACAGACTTTACAAAATCGGGCATAGGAGCGCCTTTAGGCATATCTTCGGAAGTGAACCTAGGTGGCGTATAGGTCGGAGTGGTAACAAGGCTTCTAGCGCCATTCTCGGGCTTTTTAGGGGGTAGTGGGTCGTCACTCCAGCGCCCTTGATTCAGCCATGTTGCAGGATGCGCCGTGTATTGCGGCTCACGGTTCGGATCATCTGCGTATCGGCGAGCGCCAGCAAGAATCTCTGCAAGCGTGGCATTGGTCAAAGCGCGCTGAAATACCTTGCGAGCTTCCTGCTTTCCAGCCTTCCTTGGATAAATATCCCAAAATTCGTCAAAGCTATCTTTTATATCTTCTTTATCTTCCTCTTTATCTTTATCTTTATGGTTAAACGAATGTTCAACGCCCGTTGAACGAACGCTGAACGACCGTTGACCAGCCTTTGAAGCCTTTTCAGACTTCTCCCGGACTTTCTCAAGGTCAGAGTCAATGCGGGTATGCGACCAAGTATCGCCATCTACCCAAAAGAACTCGGCAAGAATGTCTTTGTTGTCAGCCCATTCCTCGGCGCTCATGCGAGCAACAAAAGCCAGGCGATCCCCGGTGTTGTCCAAAGGCTTGCCGCGTTGCCAATAGTTCATCAGAAGCAACATATACGCGCCATGTTGCTGAGCGTTGAGATGTGCGGTGTCAGCAAGATAGTCGCTGACATAAAGCTGCATGTATGGCAATGAACTCATAGCGCCCACACCGCCAAACAAAGAATGGCAATCGCGCCGCAAATTAAATACGGCAAAATTTTTTCGTCAATCATTTTGTTTCCGCCCCCATCCCAATTCTGTCAACTGCAATATCAGCATATTTAGGATTTAATTCTGTTCCAATAAAATCCCTACCATGTTTTAATGAAACAACGGCTACCGTTCCTGAACCCGTAAATGGGTCAAGAACCAAATCGCCAAGACGCGAACCAGCCAAGATACATGGTTCAACCAACGCTTCTGGCATTACTGCAAAATGCGCACCCTTAAAAGGTTTGGTAGATATGTTCCACACATCGCGTTTGTTACGCATATCGTAATTGTTGGTTTTCAAACCGCCGCTTTTGGAACGACCGGGCGTGTTATTTAATTTCGAAGAATCTCGGTCGCGGTTTGTATTGTCTTTGGTAACCGTTGGCTCTTTAATTGCTTCATTATCAAAATAATACTTATTTGACTTAGAAAGCAAAAAAAGATATTCATGCGATTTAGTGCATCGGTCAGTTACGGATTCAGGCATAGGATTTGGTTTTGCCCAAATAATGTCTTGGCGCAAATACCAACCGTCAGCTTGTAAGGCAAAAGCCAAACGCCAAGGAATACCTACTAGGTCTTTAGGCTTTAATCCTTCAACCTTGTTATTTAAAGCTACAGACTGAGCGTTTCTACCATCCGGATATTTGGGGTCTTTCCATAACCCTTTATTTCCTGTTCCCACATAGCTATCGCCCATATTTAGCCAGAGCGTTCCATCGTCCGCCAATACCCGCCAAACCTCTCGAAATACCTCAACCATTGAATTTATGTAATCCTGAGGACTTTCTTCCAACCCAATCTGATTGTCTTGACCGTAATCGCGCAGCCCCCAATATGGGGGTGAGGTAACGCAAGTCTGAATACTACCGTCGGGAATTTCAGCCAATCGCGTTCGTACATCTCCTACAAGTATCTCTGCCTTCATTATTCCCCCAATGTAAACTTAATGGCTAAATCGAATATATTTCTGTATGCCCAAGTAAAAGCCGAAGCCTCGCTTGGGTCTTTTGCCGCAATCCAGAAATCCCGATTCTCGGCAAGTTGCTCTGCTATTTCCTGACGGATAGGTTGTTCAACCTCATGCTCGTATTGCTTAATTTTGCGAATCATCCTGCCGTGTTCGCAATGAATAATGTTCTTTAAGCACCTATCCTCATGGTTTTGATTAAAATACTCTATCGCCTCATCAATAACTGACTTCATCGCCCATCCTTTCAACAAGTGACGCTTCCAGTATTTCTTCGAACGGTACACCGAACTCGTCACAATCCCGGCGAAGTGGCGCAAGACGCACCGCATCTAATTTATTGTTCAGGATTTCTTGGCGCTCGTAGGCGGAAAGACCACCCCACATCCCAAATCGCTCGTAGGCAAATCCCACTTCTAAACAGGCGCGTTGGATAGGGCATCGAAAACAGATATTACGAAGCTGACGGTTTTCCGCCTTTTTGTTTTTTAAATGCTCATCTTCTAAATAAAACATATCGGTGTTGATTCCTCGGCAGTTGGCTTTATCCCAATCCACCGCATCTCTATCTATTTTCCTGTGCATCCTTGAACCCCCGTAATATCAAAATAAGAACAGTAATCACGACAGAAATATGCCGCGCTTCTTTCAGGCGGTGGTGGGGTTTCCATCGCCTTCACATCGGCAACCCAAGCTCGGGCTTCCTCAACAAGTTTTGGATCGTAATCATCTTCCCAGACGCGAATATCCGACATCTTGCCGTCACGCGGAATAAAGACCAACCCGACCTTTTTCACCGGATACTTCTGCGCAATCATGCTCGCGTAAATGTTCACTTGCATTTTCTGTTGCTTCGTGGGCAATGAGCCTTTTGCCATCTTTGCAAGTGTGACGGTTTTCCAGTCGTAAACCGCTTCGGCTTTGCGCGAGTAGAAATCGGCGTGACCTTTGAAGAAATCATCACTTAAAGATTCCTCAAGAATAAAGTCGTCACCAAAGACATCGTGCGCGGCTAGGGCTTCGGCAATAACGGTGTGCATTGCCGTTCCCATAATCGCGGCTAAGGACTCGGTATCGAAGTTGGACTTGGGAGTTTGGTTGAGGATATGCCACGCCTGAGTGCGACAACCCCCAACCGAACTCGCTCCCAACTCAGTTTGTACCGAGCGTTCGCGTTGACTATCGGCTTCCCTCAAAGCCGTAGTCAATGTTTTAACGATGTCCATTACAAGTCCAGCGTTGCTTTGATGGATGAAGAAATGGATCGCGTGATGTCCACCTGAACGCGCAGTCGGGCCACATTTGCACGATTGGCTTTCACGATTGCCTCATCGCCGGCAACGATTCGATGCAAGTCTCGGTTTTCCAATAGCGCCATATCGTCTCGCTCGCCAACCGTATAATTCCTTCCGCTTGGAGATGATTTGTTAGCTAAAGATAAACGCGAACTTGCCATCGCAATTTCGTAACTAGCTTTATTCTGATGATATAGCGACTCTGCGTGAACTAAATCCTCATGCGCTTGATCCATTTCAACGCTGAGTTCGTACAAACGCTTTTCGACTTGTTGTGGTGTCAGGCTCATAGGTAATACCGCCCATAGAGATAAGCTCCTGCGCAAACAACAACCGCCCAGAAAACCCATGAACCGAATGAACGGAAGATAGAACGGTCGTTAGTACCTGTTGG